CTTTCAAGTCGTGTGCGTTTTGCAGGGCGAGTGCGGCGGCCTCACCGAGCGGCGACTGGAGCTGCTTTCGCGGGGTACTAATGACGAGCAGCGCAAGCGGCTCGCCGAAATGCCCGACGAGGAACTGCGCCGGGAGTACTCGGAATATCAGCAACGTGCGGCGATGCGATGAATGCAGTGGGGTCACCATGAATGCCCGAAATCTCCGAAAAACTGTGGGCGTTTCTGGGCGGCGCGGGCGGCGGCGGCGGCCTGCTGCTGGCGGTGCTGGCCTATCTGAAATGGCTGGGCTCTCGCGCCGACAACCGGCTGGCCGACTCGCAGCGACGCGTGGACGCGTTCGGCGATGAAATGTATGAGCGCTGGCAGGCGTGCCAGGACAGCTGTAACAGCTACCGCGACGCCTACGCCGCGCTGTACTACAAAGGGCAGATGCTGACGGCGCATCTGGAAACGTTGCCGCCGGGTGTAGCGAAAATCGCGTGGGAAATCGTGCAAGCCCCGCCGCCGCGCAGCATCGGGGAAAACGCAGACCGGGAAAACGTGAACCACGAAAACTCATCATGAAACTGTGCCGTCCTGAACCTGCCGAACGCGCGATCCAGAACGCCATTGCCGCCACGCTGCGCTATCACGGGTGGATGGTAGTGCGCTTTAACGGCGGCGGCTTTACGGACGCGCGCGGCAAGTACGTGAAGAACTATATTATTTACGGGATGAACGCGGCGTGCGGCTTCCCCGATCTGGCGGCGTTCAAGGACGATCGCTTTTTGTTGATTGAAGTCAAAACCCGGACGGGTAAATTATCCGATCAGCAGGAGCGGTTTCATCGCTTCGCCGCCTTGCTCGGCGTGCGGGTGCATGTCCTGCGCAACGCAAGCGAAGTTGAAGGTATTTTATGATGAATCACATCAAAGACTTGAAGCCATTGGAAAAAAATCCGCGCAAGCATAACGCGCGCAACATCGGGGTCATTGCCGACGGTCTCAATGAAGTCGGGGCGGCGCGCTCGATCGTCATTGATGAGCACAACGTCATTCTCGCCGGCAACGGCACCATCGAAGCAGCCGGGCAAGCGGGACTCTCAAAGCTCAAGATCGTGGAAGCCGATGGCGAAACGATTATTGCCGTGCGCCGAAAAGGTCTTTCCGACGAGCAGAAAAAGCGACTCGCCTTGATTGATAATCGGGCATCGGACTTGGGTGATTACGATGCCGGAGTACTCGCCGAGTATGAAGCCGAAAATCTGCGCTTGTCGGATTTATTTTCGTCCGACGAATTGCAGGAAATTTACGAGCAGCGCGCGAGCGAACTCGACAAAATCAACGCGGAAGGCGGCGCGGCATTCTCGCCCAATCTCAGCCCCGCTGCTAACGACGGCCTGGTGAGCGAGGCGGATTTTGAAAAAGTGAAGGCCAAGCTGCGCGAGCAGATTCACCGCGAAGTGGAGCAGCGCCCGCTGAACTGCCCGCACTGTGGCGGCCAGTTTTATTTGAACGAAAGCGATTTGAAGTAACTGTTCCTATGAGTAATTCATTCAACGCGCCGGTCACGCCGGGTGCGGTCTGGCAGGCCGGGCCGCATCGCTTTTATTGCGGCGACGCTTTGGAGTTGTGGGAAAGCGGGCGCTGGAGCGACATCTTCCCGGTGATGGATGCCGTTTACACCGATCCGCCGTGGAACGCGGCGATTCGCCATACCTTCGCGCGCCTCGCCCAGGTTCCCGCACCGTCCGAAGCGTTTGAGGATTTTCTGCGGCGCATCGTGGAATTGCTGCGCGGCATTTGCCCCTCGGGGCGTCTGGCTGTGGAAATGGGATTGGCCCATTTTTCACATTTGCAATCTTTGCTGGCAGAGCAGGGCGCGACAATGCATGGCGAGGGCATGGCGACGTATGGCCGCCCGCCGCGACCCAGCGCCGCGTGGTTTGGAAGTTTCAAAGAATCCGCTACCTCTCGTCTTGCCGCGGGGTCGCTGCACGGTCCCGCGCTGTGCGAGTACGCGCTCGATTTCGTCGCTTCGCCTCTCGGCGGTGCTTCGGCGCGCACGTTTTGCGACCCGTTTTGCGGACAACTTGTTTTCGTTCGAGCAGCGATGAAGCGCGATCTGATTTGCTACGGTTGCGAACTGATTCCTGCGAAGTTGGCACGCGGATTGTCCCTATTATCAGCGTATTGGGAGGTGGAACGGGTGCAATGACGATAAGCGTGACGGCAAACGCCGTAGCGAATTATTCAGAGCTGTCTCAAATTCAAAGGCAGTTTGAAGCGCATCGCTGGATTTACGCCAAGACGATGCCGCAGAACCCGCACTTCTACACGCTGCGCAGGGACTGGGCGCGCGAAGCGGGCGGCGATGAGGCGTTTGTGGAGGTCGTGAAATTCATCCGCGCGTGCGGGCACGACGATCCGTTCGGTGGCAGGATTTACCGCGCGCTCGACCTCAACGGCTTTCACTATTGGACGATGGGCGCTCCGCTGGATGAAACCATTCTCATCAACCGCAAGGAGATTCGCCGCTATGCCGAATACGACGGCATCGCGCCGCTTTACGATGGCTGGTGGAATGGCGAAGACGCGCGCATCGAAACCGAAGAGGTGTTGAAGCTGCTCGGTTATCGCGGTGGAAGCGTGCTGGATGTCGGTTGCGGGACGGGCTTGTTTTTGGATTTTCACCCCTTCGCCGCGTCCGATTATCTGGGCCTCGATCCCTCGATGGAAATGCTTTATCGCTTGCAGGGAAAGCATCCGGGCGCCGCCGTCCGGCCGTGGACGTTCGAAGAGTTCGCGGGCCACCCGGCGCCCGGCCAAAAGTTCGATGTGATCGTTTCCCTGTTCGGCGCGGCGGCTTACATCGAACCGCACGCACTGGCGCGCATTCCGCAAATGCTTTCTCCCGGCGGGCGCTTTTTCCTGATGTTCTACGCGCCGGGCTACGTGCCGCAAAGCGACCGTTTGAGCGGCACGTTTTTGAAACACTTCGGCGACGCCTGGCACTGCACGCTCCGCGCCGAAAGGCTGTCCTGGGGCAACTACGTCATCGCGCAGGGAGGGGCGGAGTGCGCTACTTCCTGAATGAATCGGTGTATGACGCGGCGCTGGGGCGCATTCGTCGCTTGTTCGACGAGTTCGAGCATATCGTCGTCAATTTTTCCGGCGGCAAGGACTCCACCGTCGTTTTGAATTTATCGCTGCAGGTGGCGAGCGAGCGCGGGCGCCTGCCGCTGCCGGTTTTGTTCGTGGATCAGGAAGCCGAATGGGACGCCACTATTGATTACGTCCGTTATGTGATGAACGATCCGCGCGTGCGCCCCCTGTGGCTGCAAGTCCCGTTTCGCTTGTTCAACGCGACTTCGCACCGGGAGCAATGGCTGCACTGCTGGAACCCGGATGATGAAGCGAACTGGATTCGCCCCAAAGAATCGAATTCGCTCCACGAAAACGTGTATGGCATTGATCGCTTCACCGGACTGCTGGACGCGGCCATCGCGCATCACTTTCCCGCGCCGGCATGTCAAATCGCGGGCGTGCGCTGCGAGGAAAGCCCGGCGCGCTTGCAGGGACTCACCTCCTACGCGACGTATCAGGACATCACCTGGGGCAGCAAGACGAACAAGAAGCGCGGCTACTACACGTTTTACCCGCTGTATGACTGGACGCTGTATGATGTGTGGAAGGCAATTCACGAGGGCGATTGGAAATACTGCCGCCTGTATGACCTGATGTATCAATACGGCATTCCGCTTCTGGAAATGCGCGTTTCCAACGTGCACCACGAAACGGCGATCAAAAGCCTGCGCTTTTTGCAGGAAGTCGAGCCGGAAACGTGGGACAAGATTGCGGCGCGCGTGCAGGGCGTGAATGCGGTTTCGCGCGCCTGGGAAGCGTACACATGTCCGAAAGAACTGCCGTTCATGTTTACCGATTGGCTGGAATACCGCGACCACCTGTTGCAAAACCTCGTGACCGATGCGGAAAGCCGCGAACGAATGCGAAAACTTTTCGAGTCCGCCGACCGGCGCTTCGACGACGGCGTGCGCGCGGCTTTGACCAAGTGCCAGATCGCGATGGTTTTGACGGGCGATTATCACGGCACCAAACTGCAAAGTTTTACGGCCAGTCACGGCAAACACCTCAAAGGCGCGGGCAAGTTTCGCCGCGATTGAAACGCTTATGACACTCGAAGAATTGAAAGCTGCTTTTTCCAATGTGCTGTCGGCCCTGGCCGAAGCCGAGCGCGCGAGCGCGGCCAACGAACTGCGCCGCGCGCTGCACGCCGCCACGCCGCAATGCAAGGAGCCGGTCGGCTGCGTGCTGTGGGTTCCCCTCGAGCAGGTGACACCCAACGATTACAATCCCAACAGCGTGGCGCGCATCGAAATGGGACTGCTGTATACCTCGATCCGGCACGATGGATATACGCAGCCTTGCGTGACCGTGTGGGACGACGAAGCGCAGAAATATTGCATCGTGGACGGTTTTCACCGCTACTATACGATGAAGACGCGCCGCGATATTTACGAGCGCTGCGGCGGACTCTTGCCGATCGTCGTCATCGAAAAGGATGTCAACGACCGCATGGCCGCGACCGTGCGACACAACCGGGCGCGCGGCAAGCATTCGGTGGACGGCATGGCGAATATGGTGTTTTCGATGCTCGATAATGGTTGGAGCGACGCCGATATTTGCAACGAACTGGGCATGAGCGCGGAAGAACTCTTACGCTTGAAGCACATCACGGGCTTTTCCAAATTGTTTGAAGACGTGGAATATCGCCGCGCCTGGGTGACGGATCGCCAGGTCAAGATTCAGCAGGAATGGAAAAAGGACGAGAGTGAAAGTGAAGGCGAGCAAGTACTCGAACCGAACGCGGGGAGTACTCCGGCAAGCTGATTTTTGCGCGGAAATCCGAACACCATAGGATCGAACAAAAAGCAATGACATGGCTCGAAAAGATGCGGACAAAGGAGCGAGGGCGCGCAAGGCCGAAAAGATGGCGGCAGCGCTGGAATATAAAAAAGCGGGCGCGACCGTGCGCTGGATTGCTGAGCGTCTGGACATCGGGGTGGCCACAGCGCACAGCTATATCACGCAGGGCATTGATGAACTCAACAAGCGCGGGTTGCAGCACGCCGAAGAAATGCGCACGCTCGAAGGCGCGCGCATTGACCAGGGGCGCTTTGCGATTTATCCCAAAGTCGTGCGCGGCGAACTGGAGGCGCTCGATCGCTGGCTGAAAGCGTCGGGTGAATATCGCAAGCTGTACGGGCTGGACAAGCCGGCCAAGCTCGCCTTCACCGATGCCGAGGGCGAGCAGCCCTATCAAATGTTCGACCCGCAGGTGTTGGCCGAGCACTTGAAACCGGAGCAACTGGCGGCGTTGAACGAAATTTTAAGTGTGATGGAGCGAATCGGCATGGGTGGGGCGGCAGCGGGCGCGCTGAGCGAAAACATGAGCAAAGGCGGTGACGAGTGAGCGCGAAACTCTTTTTCCCGTCTTTGACCGTTGCGCGCGCGGCGCAGTCGCGCCAAAGCCTGGCGGAGTTTTTTCGCTACGGCTGGCACGTGCTCGAGCCGGAAACGCCGCTCGAGTGGAACTGGCATATCCCGGTCATTTGCGATCACATCCAGGCCGCGCTGGAAGACTGGATGGCCGTCAAGCGCTGGCAAAAACGGCAGGAAGCAGCGCGGGAAGCGCGCGTTCGGTTTGACGAAGACGAACCCGAACAGCGCATCAAGGATTTGCTTTTCAACGTCCCGCCGGGCACTACCAAATCGAGAATCGTATCCGTCTTCACCTTGCCGTGGATGTGGCTGCACTGGCCGAGTTGGGGCGCGATTTATTTGTCTTCGAACCCGCGCGTGGCGCTGCGCGATGCGCTGTATTGCCGCGATTTGCTCACCTCGGACTGGTATCGCGCGTGGTTCCGGCCCGCATGGGAATTGCGCGGCGACAAAACCGCCGTTTCCAGTTACGGCAACACCGAAGGCGGCTCGCGCCTGGCCTTCGGCTACTTTGCCAAAATCGTCGGCGACCGCAAGGACGCGCTGTTTTTGGACGACCCCAACGACCCCGAAGAAGCCAACAGCGACAAGCGGCGCGAAGCCGTCAACGTGCGCTGGGACTCGTCCATCGGCAACCGCGTCAACGATTTGCGTCACTCGATCCGGTGCGGCGTCCAACAGCGCGTCAATGCGCGCGACTGGACGGGACACGTTCTTTCAAAGAACCGCGCGTGGACGCAGGTTTGTATTCCGATGGAGTTCGAGCCGGCTCGCGCCAAGAACGATCCCGATCCGGCCAAGCACGAATATCCGCGCATTTCGCCCATCGGCTGGGTTGATCCGCGCACGCGGACGGGCGAAGTTTTGGATCCGCGCCGCTTTACGCCGGAAGTCCTGGCGGGCGAAAAAGAACGGCTGGGCAGTTACGGCAGTGCGGGGCAATTGCAGCAGCGCCCGGCGCCGCCGGAAGGCGGCATTTGGAAGCGCGTCTGGTGGCGCTACTGGGTGCCCGCCGGCGTGCAGCTTCCGCCGGTTATCGAGCAACTGGCCGATGGCGGCTTTGTCGAGTGCCCGATTGTCACTTTACCTTTGCACTGGGAGTACTCCTGCCAGTCGTGGGACATGGCGTTTGGGAAAAGCGAAACGTCTTCCATGGTTGTTGGGCAGGCGTGGGGGCTGCATGGCGCCGGGCGTTATTTGCTGGGCCAAACGCGCGGGCAACTGGATTTTCTGGAAACCGAAAAAGCCGTGCTCGCGTTTTCGCGCCGGTTTCCCGACATCGAAACCAAGTTCATCGAAAACAAAGCCAACGGCCCGGCGATTATTTCGAGCCTGCGCACGAAAATTTCCGGCATCATCGCCGTCGAGCCCGAAGGCGATAAGACGGCGCGCGCTCTGGCCGAACAGCCGACGATTGAAAGCGGCCACGTTTATCTGCCGCATCCGCTTCTGCCGCTCGCTCGCACGACGGACGCCAAAGGGCGCGATCTCAACTGGGTGTCTTTGTTTGTGGACGAATCGGCGGCGTTTCCCAACGGGCTTTTTAACGACGTGGTGGACACCGCTTCACAGGCGCTTTTGCGCATTCGCAAATGGATCGCAGCCCATCAAGACAATGAAGAAACCCACTCGACTTCCGGGCGCGGCATGGCGACTGTGCGGAGTACTCCCCGCAGCAATATCAATTTAAGGCGATAGCCTCCAGAGGCGATAGCAAGGCGACAGCCTCCAAAGGCGAACAATCATGAACTGGAACGAACTCACCAAAACCGACGACGCCAAGGCGCTCGTGCCGAAACTTTCGCCGAGCGCACAAATTACGCTCAAGTATCTGGGCGGCGACTACTGGCAGAACATGGACGCCTGGGCCGGAACGCGCCCGCCGCTCGATGCCGGCAACCGCGAAGTTGTCGAGGCCGAGCTGGCGCGCATGTTCGTGCCGCAGCCGCTGATTGAAGAAGCGACGCGGCGTCATGCCGATGGCGTGGTCGGGCACGAGCCGGCGTTTGAATACGTGTTGTCGCGCGCACTTCAAGAAGATGAAGAGCCAACGCCCACAGAAAGCGCCGACCTGGAGGAGTCCAACGCCGCCGTCGGCGCGTGGTGGGATGCGCGCGACGGTCACGAAACGCTGGGAGAGTTCACGTCCCAACTCATCAGCACCGGGCGCGCCGCGCTGCGCGTTTTCGTGCCGTCGGGCTTATTGAGCGAAGACGGGCGCTTGCTGCAAAGCAAGGACTGGAAAAGTGCGCTCGACGCGATTTATCTCGAATGCCCGGCGCCCGAAAGCGCGGCGGTTCATGTGGATCGCGCCACGATGCGTCCGCTTTCGATTTTCGTTTACAAAGAAACCGTCACGCGTGAAGGCAAAGAAGTTGAAGTCGAGCGCGTGGAAATTTCTTTCGTGGATGAGCGCGGCCAAACCGTGATTCGCATTTTGGAAGAAGACGTGATCATCGAAGGCGGCGAAGCGATTCAGGATTTGGGCGGCGAGTTGTATGTGGACACAGCCGAGTTGCCGCCACTGATTTCGCCCGCTGCGCACAAACTGCAAAACGCGCTCAACGTCATCAATTCGATGATCTTGAAAAACGGCGACCTGGCCGGTTTTCGCGAGCGCAACTACATCAACTTGCAGCGCCCGAAAAAAAGCGTGCCCGCGCCGACCGAAGCCGATCCGAATGCGACGGTTTTGGAAGACGCCGATGTCGAAGTCGGTGCGGATGCCGCGAACTTCCTGGTCGGCGTGACTTACAAGGACGTGGACGGCAATCCCAAGATGGCAACGGGCAGCGTCGTGATCAGCGACCCGGTTTCGCCCGAGCCGCTCATCACCGCCGCCGAGCGCTTCGAGCGCGGCTTTTATCAGGCGGTTTCGCAACTTCATGTTTTGATCAGCGGCGATGCGACGGCATCGGCGGTTTCCCGCGTGCAGGCGCGCGCCGACTTCGTGCAAAGCCTTTTGAAAACCAAGCCGAAGATCGAGGGCGTACTCCGCTCGCGGCTGCGCGCCGTGCTTTTGCTGGCGGCGTTTCTGGCCGATGATAAAGAGCACTTGAAACGGTTCAAGGAACTGCGCGTGCGGGTGGACTGCCGCCTTGATCCCGGCCCGATGACGCCCGACGAAAAGCGCGCCTTGCTGGAACTGCACGAAGGCGGAATGATCTCGCGCGAAACGGCGCAGACGCTTTTGGGAATCGAAGATTTAGATGGAGAGCAGCAAAAACTGCAAAACGAGCAGGAGTCATCGCAGGAATGGAAAAAGAACCAGGCGACCATCGCGCAGTTGTGGAGCGCGGCGGGCGCGGGCGTGGAAGAAGCCGCGATTGAAGCGGGCGTGGACGCAGAGCGCGCGGCGGCAATGGCGAGAAGTGATTTTGTGGAGGGCGCAAGCGATGGCGAATAAAAATAACGAGCCGGTGAAAAACGTGAAGCCGCGCGGCAAAGCGATTCGCCGCACCGATGAAGAATTGGACGCGATGACGAGCGCGGACGCGATGGCTAAGCTGGCCGAAGACGCGGCGGAAGATTTCGAGGAGAACGCGCCAAAAAAATTCAAAAGACTTCTGGGAGAAAAGCCATCAATAACGAAAAAATAGTCATGGGGCGTTTTGAGATGTTTTGCGACTGGCCTGATGAATTGCTGCCGGTCGCCAAAGAATTGCTCGCGGAAGTCGAATGGCTTTTGCCGCCGTGGTGCCTGCGCGCGATTGTGACGTGGGACGCGGGCGAAGATGCCGGGGCGCTGCGCTGCTCCATTGACGCCGAATACCGCAAATTTCGCCTGACGTTTTCGCCGCGCTTTTTCGATGAAGATGCGGCGACGCGGCGACGCCACGTCATGCACGAATTGATCCATTGCCACAACCTGCTGATTTACGATTATGCGCGCAAGCAAATTCGGCGGCTTTTGCCCAAAGACGATGCACCCAAATACCAGGAAACGGTTCTGGAAGGTTTGGTCGAAAAAATGGAGCAATCGACCGAAGACCTCACTTATTGTTTGACGAAAAAACTGGACGAACTCAATGGCGCTTCGTAGTAGTCCGCTCACGCCGAAGTTTCGCTGGGATGACGCCGCCGGACGTTATCGCAACGCGCGCGGTGAGTTCGTGCCCCAACGGGACGTGCGCGCGGCCATTGACGAGTACCTTGAAAACAAGAGCGCGCAAGTCAAGTCGCTCGCTGAGCAGTTGCGAAATCGGGAAATTTCAATTTCGCAGTGGCAAAAGCAAATGGAGCAAAACATCGCGCGCGTGCATCTGGCAAATGCGGCGGCGGCCAAAGGCGGCTGGCACGCCATGACGCAATCGGACTATGGTCGCGTGGGGCAGCAGGTGCGCGAGGAATACAAAAGGCTGCGCGAGTTCGGTGTGCAAATCGAAAACGAGCTGCCGCTCGATGGGCGCTTTGTCAATCGCGCACAGCAATACGCGCAGGCCGGGCGCACGACGTATGAAAACTTTCAGCGCCGCGAAATGGAAGCGCGCGGGCATGACGAAGAAAGGAGCGTGCTGCACGCTTCCGATAGTTGCGCGGGCTGTTTGGCTGCGGCGGATCGAAGCGAGGACGATGGCTGGAAACCGATTGGAAGTTTACCTTTGCCGGGCACGCGCGACTGCTTGCGAAATTGCAAATGCACGATGGAGTACAGGAAAGTTGGGGATGATGTTTCATCGATGCCGAGCATGGTTTCGACTGACATTGATCCTTCATCACTGGACCCTGAAATCGTCGCGCGAATGGCGCCTGCTCAGGAACATCCATTTGTTCCTAAGGGCAAGCCAATCTCTGAGGCGTTGTCCTTGCGGCCCGAATTAAATCATCTTGAATATGCCGTCAAAGCGCAGGCGAGAGTTCATGGTGATGGTGAGTTGGATGGTTTAACGGTAGGAGTACTTCGCGGCGGGGTCAAAGCCAAAAAGTTTACTGCCGGCAGTTACACACCCGGAGAAGAGCCAATAATGGTCGTCCACCTTCAAGACCAAACGGCCGGGCTGTCTCTTTTGCACGAGAACGGGCATTGGCTGCACGACCAG